TATCCTACTCCTATTAGATTAGTAACATTAGATTGCTTAATACTTAATGTTCCACCATAAGTTGAATTATCGCCAATTACTTTTACTATATTAGATGTAAGTGAAAATAACCCTAAATCGACACTTGCAGTTGCTCCTGTATAAGGTACATAACTACTAAGATTACTTGTCAATGCTATCATACCACTTGCATCTGGCAAAGTAAATGTTTTTGCAGTAGTTAAATTTGCTCCATTTAAAATTGCCTTTCTTGTAGTAGAGGCAGTTGTAAATAAAATTGATAAATTATCAGTTGCTTCAGAAAACAAATTAACTCCAGTTCCGCTTCCGTATTGTGAACCAGCAGTTCCAGTTACCATATATAATGCTCTTGCTTGGTTGCCTGTTGCATTGATTGTTAAAATACTATTAAAAGTGCCACCAAAAGCCGTAAAATTATTTGACCCTAAATCAACATCTGCATTTGCTCCTGTATATGGAACTTTACCATTAAACGTACTCCAATCCGTTGAACTTAACTTACCAGTATTTGTAGCCGAAGCAATAGGTAGGTTAAAAGTATGTGTAGCCGTAATACTTGAGATGTTAAAGTCAGTTCCGCTTGTTCCTGTGCCTAAAAATTGTACTTGTCTTGTTAAGTTATTTAAAGAAGTCAATCCCTTTGAGAAGGTCGTTACTACTTGACAAAGATGTCCGTTTTCAGTATGTAAAGTAACAACTCTACCATCAACGTTAACATAGATTCTAATTGCTATTCTATCAGTTATAGTTAAAACAGTTTGAGAAACAGGGATAGCAAAATAATAAGGACTTAATGTTGTACCATTAGTTAAATACTCGGGAACGCTTTGACTACTTCCTATCAAAGTAAAAGTAGTGCCATCATATTTATAAACTTCTGCATAAACAAAAGGATTATGAGCATTAGAATTTACACTAAAATAGAACTCACAATTAAAGTTTCCACCTGGCACTTCTAATAAAGCAGGATCATTGGCATCTGTTATGTAACTCGCCACATACCCATTTGCAGAAATAGTAATATCCGTTCCCGCACCGCTTATTGGGTCTTTACTTAATTCTCTATAAGCAACACCGCTAATAGTACCTTGACTTACACTTGAATTTAGATAATAAGATACCGAACTTCCCCCTCCTGTTGATGTTGGGAAATCTGCTAAAGTACCATCCCCTCGTACATATTGAGAAGCATCGCCATCTAAAGCAGTTATTACCCCACTATTAGCCACTACTGGACCTTGTATTGTCCTGATCTTCGCTTCTCCTGATACCTGTAATTGTGAACTCATTTATATCTATTTTATCTATTTGAAAATTGCTCTAACAAACTCATCAGCTTCTAATGCTCTTGCAAAGGTAAGAACTCCTGTAGATGAGTTAAAGGTCACATTCTCACCTGTTGGTGCACCTGATGTTAATATAGTTCTAACCTCTAAACCACCTCTTGTAACTGAAAACAAGTTGTGCCAATTTGAGTTGAGAATGTGATTGTAGTTTCACCACCAATTGCAGTATATTGTTGCATAGTTACGTTTGAGCTTTCTATTACTACTCCTGTAGGTGTAACTTGTGTACCTGAAACTGTGTAAGGACCTGTACCTTGTAAAGACACACTATAAGTAGATGCACCTTCAACTGGACCACTCATATCTAAATTAACAATATTAGCAAGACCTGTAAAGACGCTATAACCTAAAGTTCCTGAACCAGTACCATTATCATTATCTATTTGAAACTTAACTATGATTTGTTCCTTAGTTTGTAGCTTGTTAAGTAAGAATAAGTAAGAATAATCATTAAGGGCTATAAAACCATCAGCAGATATATTCCAGCTAATCTGAGAGCCTAAGAACTCTTTATATGATGCACTATTTGTAGTGGTTACCTCTACCTGATCTACACTTGTGTTAAAAGTACAGTTAGTAGATGCACCAAAAGGAACACCCAAAGAAATGTTAGTAGTAGTTATACCAGGATTAGTTGACTGAGTATATAATGTTATTGCATTAGTTGTAGTACCTAAGTAATTTACCTCTATAATGATTCTATCTGTAATAGCTAAGACAGTATTAGTTACTGTCATATTAGTATTATATATAATCTTACTAAGAGATGTTAGTGTAGTTTCATCCGAAGTTGCCAATAAGGTAGCTGTTGAACCAGCATATTTGTATAGCTTATATTGTACTTTAGCACCTGCAAAGGCAGTAGCTATAGAATAATAAGCTGCTATGCTCCAAGTACCAGCAGTAATTTCTGTAATACTAGGATCACTAGCATCTGTTATAAAAGAAGCTATTACTCCTGCTCCTGTTTTGTTAAAGTTAGTAGAAGTGCCAATAATGTCTTCAGTACTTAACTCTTTACAAGCAAAACCATTTACGGTTATCCCTTGATTAATAGAACCATTAAAATAATATTGTTTGTTTGAATCGTATTTATATAATACTATGTTAGTTCCATTGATTACTGATGCCATTATTTCCTAGTATTTAAGTTTTTGAATATATCTATATCTATAGTTGTGCCATTGTAGTTAATCTTCTTTAATACTGAATCTTGTATTCCTTGCTTTAAATCCCATTTAAAGGACTTTAATAAGTAAGTATAAGTATTAGTGCCATCGTAAGAATAGGTAAACTTACTGTTTAACCAATATCCTATGCTTTTAAATTGACCTTCTAATACAGTTTGAGTTTGTACTTGGTCCATACCAATATCTTGAGCAACTAAAGTAAATAACTCTGTACTACCTGATGTTGTTCTACCAAATTGATTAGCAAAACCACTATTATTACTTTTGGTGTACATTCCAACATAAGAAGAAGCTGCTACATCTTTAGGCTCATTTGCAGCTCTAGCACCTGAATCATTATTCTTAAATATATCATTGTACATAAAACCTAAAGCAAAGTTATCACCTTCTTCTGGTTTAAATTGAGAATCCTTGCTACCAATTTCTCTATATGAATCGTAATTATAAATCTGTGATGAAGGTCCAGTATTTTGTACTAAGAAATAGTATAGTTCTAAAAATGGACCTACACCTGTTTCTAATGGTCTATAAACTATCACATCTAAAGCACCATCAATAGGCACTAATATTTGTTTAGGAAATCCTCCTGGCAAATCATTAAGATAGACTGTTGTTGTTGTAAATTCCCCACTATTATTAAGATACTGTGCAGCAGAGTTATCGGAAGGTATAATTCTTACCCAATATCTAGCCGTACAGTTAAACTTGTAATCTAACCATCTTACGTTTAAATAATCACCTATTTTTACATCATTGTTAAATGATCTAAATGCCTTATTAGTTTCACCTGCACTTGTAGTAGTATCTGTCGTAAATAAACCGCCATTTGTAGCATCAAGCTTTGTTCCTACCATTCCTGTTTCAATCCATGCATCTGCATTGTTGACACCTGACCATGATAAAAACCAACCATTAGCAACAAGTTGCTTTACATTGTAAATTGGACTAAACTGAGTATAAGACTTTTGTGCTCTGTTAAAGCTAACTAGTAATGATTGACCAGTTTGTTTATAGTTATTAGAAGCATCTATAGCAACCGTAGTTGTATTACCTAATGTTTGTGTAGACTGAAAAGTTCCTGCACTATTGTAAACATAGTAAGCAATAGTAGCTTCTCTAGTCAATGCACCATAAGCAGTTAAATACCATTTATCTTCTCTGTAAAAGCATTCCCATCCAAACCTATTACACATATATTCTAATATGTCATAGTAGTTTAAATACTCACCATATTGCTCCATTAGATAGTTCTTCTTTATAAACATATTTTCTATGTTTCTAGTAGGTATGTTTGCGGTTTTATAGTATTCGTTAATCCATACATCTAATGTAAACTCGGTCTTGCTAAAACAATCAATAATCAAGTCTTTAACACTTACCTGATCTTCTGAGTTAAAGCCTATACCATCTACTAAATTAAAGTAATATTTCTTGTTCTTAGTTCTAGCTAAACCATCAACAAAGGATAATAACAAGCTATTAAGGTTTACAGGAGAATATTGTACGCTATCAACAGGTATAAAAAACCCTCTCCATATTACAGTTCCCCATGTATAAGAACCATTATAAGTTCCCTTTGTAACAACTATCATATAGTCATTATCATCAGCAGTAAAGAAGTCTTGTAATAACTCAGCATAATTAGTGCTTTGAAATTCGTTCTTTAC